TCAGGCTATTAGGGCTCGTTCCCAGAGGCGTTGCGCGTCTCGCAAAGCCGTGATATCCGGTTTGAGGTAGTACTTCGCGGTGGTTTTGATATCGCTGTGGCCGAGCATTTTCGACACGATGGCGATATCCGCTCCCGCCGCCAGAGTGTTCGTCGCCCATGAGTGGCGCAGGTTGCGTGCGGGCACATGCGGCAGATCATGCCGCTTGCAGTAGGCCTTGTATTGGCGTGCGGCTTGCGGCGGGGTGAGGGTGCCGATGAGTCGGCCCCCCTCGCGTGGCCTGAGCTCGCGCAATCGTTTGACCGCGAAGCGCGGCAACGGGAGCGTGCGGCGGGACAGTTCGGTTTTCGGCGGCACGACGGCCTCATGCCCGGCGACCCATTGCAGGCCGCGCTCCACGTGCAGGACGCCGCGCCGCAGGTCGAGGTCGCCCCATTCGAGCCCGTATCCTTCTTCGGTGCGGAGTCCGCATGAGACGGCACAGATAAGCCACGCCTCAAGCAGATGACCGTAAAAGCCCCGCAACAGCGTGCGCTGCTGGCGGATGGTCAATATTCGCGGCTCGTAATGAGGTTTGGCCGGCAGTTGGATGTCGCGTCTGGTGATGTCCACGTCCAACAGGTTCCAGCGGATAGCCCGCCTGAGTATCGCGCGTAGTACGGCCCATGCCTTGCGTGCCGCGCCCGCGCTGTCGAAACATGCGAGCCACTTGTCCACGAGCTCCACGCTTATTGCGCTCATGTCCATGCCGCCGAAGCATGGCATGACATGCAGCCGCCACGCCGACTCGTAACCAACGCGCGTGGACTCTCGCAGATTCGCCATGCAGTACGGCCAAAACCGGTCGTTCCAAAACTCTCGTAACAGCATTTTCAACCTCCAAAAACCCACACGCCCGTTGGCCTATCCAACGGTGACGAACGTGTGGGTTTTTCCCAACGTAAAGGAGTTTTCCATGTCTTTGCTCGCTCACGTCGTCGATTGGCTCGTGCCTTTTATCTGTGGCGGAGTGGCCACGGTTTTGGGCCTGATGTGGCGATGGGGCAAAGCCATGGTCAACGGGCTGCGCGAGCTCCTGCTGTGCCAGTTGGAGGACCTGCGCCGCGAAATGGTCATCGAGCACGACGGAGTGGCGGACGAGGACCTCAAATCACGCTCCCAACGCCTCTACGACAGCTATCACAGCCTGGGCGGCAACGGCCACGGGACATCGCTCAACAATGACATCCAATCCGCGCCGATAGCGCCACGACAGTCCTGACCCACGACCGTGGGCCACAAACAATATCCATCCCAGAGAAAAGGGAAACATGGTCAACAATTTGAAACGTCATCCCAAGCCCTCGCTGCCGGACGAGCTCCGCCCGGACGTAGCCCCCGAAACAATCGAATCCAATAAGGAGGAACAGTAATGACCCAAATCCATATTTCCATTAGGAAGCCGAAGACCGGAGGCTTGGACCCTGTCACCGGCCTGATGAGGTTCCGTCCGGTACGTCGCCATTTCGACGCGGAAAAGAATCTTGTCATCGCGGCCTCGTTCGACGCGGACTTGTCCGAGACGGGTGAGCTGACGGTTGACCTGCTGCCTACGACGCCCGCTTTCGTGTGGCAGGTTGTGGAGTTGGCTGATTCGCCGCAAGCGTACACGCGCTACGTCGAAGTGCCGGACTCCAAGACCAAGGTCGAATACGCCGACCTCGTGGAGGTTGACGCGGGCACGTTCGTCCCGAAGGACATGCAGGGCTCCCAATTGCTGAAGGTTCGCCACGCTTCCACCCAGTCGGAGGCTGAGACGCTTTCCGCCCGATACCCGGATGCGGTGGTGCTCTTCGACGAGACCGCCACGACCATGAAGGCCGCTATGGCCATGAGCACGTTGGAGTCCATCACGGCCGAAGCGCAGACGAACGCCGCGTTGGCTAGGAGCGCCATGCTGAGCGCACAGTCCTCGGCTGATTCCGCGACCGCCACCCAGTCCGACCTTAATATCCTCGCGTCGAACGCCAACACGTTGGCGGCTAGCGTCGCCAATGATTCGCAGACCGTGGCCGACACCGCCAACGCGGTTGCGGCGAAGGGCGAATCGGCTATCGCCACCATCGATTCGACGGTGCAGGCGGTCAAGGACAAGGCGGAGGCTGCGACCACCGTACTGCCTTCCACCGGCACCACCGAAGGCACCACCGACACCGGTACCACCGAGGAAACCACGGAGGAACCCGGCAAGGACTCCACGCCAGCCAAGGCCAAGAAGGCCACCGTGAAGGGAGCCTGACCATGCCAGCCCTATACGCCGGCAAACGTGTCGGCAAACCGTTGATGAGAGGCCACACGTACAACGCCATGTTCAACGGCAAACTCGTATGGCCCCTCGACAAGGACACGGTCGTCTCCATCAATATCACGGATGATAAGGGCAAGCCGTTGCCCAAGTCTCTGGCCGTATCCGGCACCCTGAAACTGGGGGCGAAAGCCACGTATGCGGACGGTCATGTTGGCGACCTGCTCACCACCAAGGACGTGACGTTCACAAGCCGGGACACTTCCACCGCCACGATTTCGGGCAACACGCTCACGTGGCGGCATGGCGGAACCATATTGGTGACGGCCACGGTCAACGGTTTCACTTCCGCCGCCGTGTCCATCAGCGCGGCCTACGCGCCCGAGTCCATCAAGGTCACGGACGATTCCGGCAAACCCATCGACAACATCACCCTGCGCGTCGGCGAGAGCAAGAACCTCAAGGTGACGATCCTGCCCGATGCGGCATCGCAGGAGTATACGGCATCCATCAAGGATGTGAGTCTCGCATCAGTCAGACAACAGTAAGGGGCAATATCATGCCAACAACAACAGCGTTTAGGGGGGGGGCTAGTGTCCGCGCCCTCAAGGAGGGCGACACCTCCATCACCATCACCGCAGGCAGCATCGTAAAGACCATCCCGGTCAGTGTATGGGGAAACAAATGGGTGCTGCCCACCCTGCCCGCCACGCGCAACGGAATCACGTTCACCGCGGCCGGCGACGGCATGGTACACGCGAAGGGCACAGCGACCGACTGGGCGACCATCCTCGTCACCCAGGACCTGCCGGCCGGCGAGTACACGCTCGAACACACGCTCGCCGACGGTGTCGGCCCGTTCTGCGAGCTCAAATCCACGGACGGCAGGATCGACCTGTTCTCGCATGGCACGGTCAAGGCGACGCTCCCGGCGGGCGACTACAAGATGCTCGTCAGTGTCTCGCCCGGCAAGACCGTGGACGCAACCATCACCCCAATTCTCAGGAAACTCAACTAAGGCCCCGATATTGGGGCCTTCACCATAAAAGGAGGCCCCAATATGGGCGCACTATCAATAACCGGTATCAAACCGGGGTCCACGAGTCTGAAACTGACCGCCGGCAAGATCACGAAAACCGTGCCGATTACCGTATTGTCGCGTAACCTGCTGTCCTACGGTCCCGCGTCGGGCAACGGTCTGACCGTCACCGTGGCGCAGGACGGGTCGCTTGATTTCAGCAGCGGCACCGAATCGGTGCCATTGTACAAGGGCGTGCGCTGGGAGTTCGACGTGCCCGAAGGCATCGTTGGCGTGCCTCTCATCATCTCCTACACGGGCGATGTGCCCGGAACCCTGATCATCAGCCTCTACGCCAACGCGAATAGCCTCGGCGGCGTCTATCAGGGGAAAAACAACACCGTGGTCACCATCCCCAAGGGGACCACACGCGTCGAGCTGCGCATCTTGCGTGGCGGCGTCACGGCCGGCAGCGTGTCGGGCAACCTGAAAATCCAACTCGAACTCGGGAACACCGCGCACGAGTGGATGAAACCCGATGTCACAAGCCTTGAGGGGGGGGCTATGAGCTAGCGAACCTGTATCCGCGTGTCACCGGACTGCCTAAGACAGTGGGTGCCGCCCCGGGGATTACGGTCACGGAAACGACACCGGGCACGTACCGTTTCAAAGGCTCCACCACGACAGGGGCCGACTCGTGGAATGACTTGACCAGTGTGGTGCATGTGGATGCGGGAACGTACACGATGGACGCCACGGACTGGCCGCTGGGCAACGATTCATGGCTGATGGGCATACAAGCCCATATCTCCCACGACGACGGGAGCGAAGGAGCAAATGTGTTCGGACCTCGTAACTATGGGCCGAAAACCTTGAAGACCGGCACTCTCCAATGCAACATTTTCGTCAACACCACGGGCGAGGTCGATAAGACGTTCACTCCCCGCCTGTACAAGATCGACTGATTTTAGCCCCACACCATTCCGTGTGGGGCTTTTCCATTGACGGCCCCGAGTGGGCCGTGACAATCCCGGCCCACGACCATGGGCCACAAACAAACATCCATCCATCCCAAGAAAGGGGAAAACATTGGTCAATAACAAGGGCAAGCCGTGGTGGAAGCGTCTGCTCGCCAAGGGTACCGCGCTGGCAGCCGCCGTGTGCATGATGCTGCTCCCGGCGACCGCGCACGCCGACATGCAGGGCATCGACGTGTCCAACTGGCAGTGCGGCATCGACATCGCCAACACGCAGGCCGACTTCGTTGTCGTCGGCACCACATGGGGCACGGGACAGGTGTACAACAACTGTCTCGTGTCCGGCGTCAACACCGACGCCAACCGCATGATCGCCCAGGCACAAGCATCCGGCAAGAAATTCGGCCTGTATCACTACGCGATGGGCGGCAACCCGGAGGCGGAAGCCCAATTCTTCTATCGCAACACGTCGAACTATTGGCGTCACGGCATCGTGGCGCTCGACTGGGAGATGGACGACAACCCCGCATGGGGCGATTGGGACTGGGTACGCCGATTCATGAATGAGTGCGAACGGCTTTCGGGCGGTGTGCGCCCATTGCTGTACACCGGCCCGGTCGCCGGCACCATCCCGCAGGACATCCGCGACCGGTACGGTTTGTGGATCGCCCAGTACGCGAACATGAGCCCGACCGGCTATCAGGCCAACCCGTGGATGATAGGCGCGTACGGCGAGGCCATGCGACAGTACAGCGGCACCGGTGTCGTCAACACGTGGAGTCCCATCGACCTCAACGTGTTCCGTGGCGAGGCATGGCAGTGGGATCTGTACGCCAACCCCGCCGGCGGCTCCACGCCCCCGGCCACACCGGCCGCGCCCGTGCAGCCGAGCGACCCCCAGCCCACTCCCAGCACGGGTGGCATCAGCCACATCATGCAGTGGGGCGAGACCATCTGGGGACTCGCCGTAGCCCACAACGCATGGCCCCTGTCCGCATGGCACACGCCAAGCGGTGATATCAACCGCTACTACGTGGGCGATGTCGTCACCTACGGCGGAGTCTCCGCAACCATGCCGTCCAACGGGGTCTCCAAGACCATCCAGTACGGTGACACGGTATGGGAGTTCGCCACCTCACACGGTTACAGCGTCAACCGCTGCACCGTCCCCTCCGGCAACATCAACGTCTACTACCCGGGCGACGTGGTGACCTGCCGCTAACCCAACCGGTGCCGCCGTCACCCCCGACGGCGGCACCACCCCATCATCGATCGGAGCAAAACATGACCGACAGCAAAACCCCGGCCGACACCGGCGAAACACTCCCCGGCATCGACACGAGCGACTGGCCCCAAGCCGTCGACGTCACCCATGACGTGCCCGACTGGCTCATCCCCAGCCGCGTCTACGACATCCTCAAATGGCTCGGCCTCATCGTCCTGCCCGCACTCGCCCTGTTCGTCAACACGGTCGGCCCCGCATGGAGCTGGCCCCACGTGGACGCCATCGTGACCACACTCAACGCGCTCGGCATCCTCGCCGGCGCGCTCATCGGCGTCAGCGCCATCAAACAACGCCTCGACCGCACCGCATAA